ATCCGCAATATCTTTAACAGCAAATGGAAGAATGTGCCAAAGTCGATTACCGAACAACTCAGCACACGTTTCACAAATAACATGTACGGCGAAGTCATTAAAATTCTTATGATTACGGCATCCGGTGCGGAGGGTATCAACTTGCGTAATGTGCGTTATGTGCATATTACCGAACCCTACTGGCACCCGGTTCGCACAGAACAGATTATCGGTCGCGCACGTCGTATTTGCAGTCATGTCGACTTACCCGAAGAATTGCGAACCGTCGATGTTTTTCTCTATGTCATGCGTTTTACGGCACGTCAAATGGCGACAGACAATGATGAATCCCTGAATATTCGTATGAATGATAAGAGCAAGACAGACGGGTCGACGCCGATGAGTACTGACCAGTCTCTTTATGAGATATCAAATATCAAAGAGCGGATTACACGCCAGATTTTGACCGCAGTAAAAGAATCGTCGTTTGATTGTATGATCCATGCAAACGCAACTGCAAAAGAACGCCTGCAGTGCTACTCTTTCGGACCAGGATCGAGCGAAGATTCGCTTGCATATCAGCCAAATATTGCAGCGGAAGAAGACGACAAGACAAAGAAACTGAATAAACAGACGAAGACAATGACGTTGCGTAAATTGACAGTGAATGGAAAAGAATATGCGGAAGATCCCGAGACGCATATCATTTATGACTTGGAACTTTACAAAATGGGAAATTTGGTGGAGAGGGGGCGACGCACGGTTATCCCTGCCGATCCACGAACGGGTGCGGGCGAACAATCCCGGTTCGACTTTCTTTAAATTTTTAGTATAAATAATTGCGAACCCTAGTTGTTCATGTTTCATTATTTATACTAATACATTTCTTCGCACTTGGTGGGTAAGTAGTATATTTGTATTAATAATATGTATACTTCATGGTAGGAAAAAGGCGGTCCGGTTTATTCATACACAAAAGAGCATATTCATGGGCTAAAGTTGCACCATCAATTCCACCTGTTACATATACTGTTACGTATAATGGTAATACCAACACGAGCGGTACTATTCCAGTCGATAGTTCTTCACCATATCTAACTGGTTCAACTGTTACTGTTTTAGGAAATTCAGGAACGTTAGCAAAAACGGGAAATACATTTGCTGGATGGAACACGGCTGCCAACGGTTCTGGAACATCTTATGGACAAGGAGACACATTTACGATTGGCGCAAATATAATACTTTATGCACGATGGACTCTCAATCCACCATCTGCACCAACCGGACTGTCTAGTGTAGCCGGAAATCGTGCTGCTTATATTTTGTTCACACAAAGCGGAACGGTTACAAACTACGAATATTCGACCGATGATGGAGCAACCTATTTGGCATTTAACCCCCCACAAATTTATAGTCCAGTTGAAATCAACATGCTATCATCGGATGGAACAACTCTTTTGACAAATTCGACGACGTACACAGTCAAGTTGAAAGCCGTGAACTCGGGCGGGACAAGTAGTGAATCTGCTTCTGTTACAGTGACACCCACCATAACAAGTTTGACGACTAGCGGACGTATAATATACTTGGATGCAAACAACTCGAGTTCCTATTCTGGAAGCGGAACGACCTGGACAAACCTTGATTCGGCTGGAAGCTACAGCGCAACCCTGAATGGTACACCGACATTCAATTCGACAAATGCCGGCAATAAATATATAGAGTTCAATCCAGGATCAGCTACTGGCCAATATGCTCAAATCAATCAAGATGCCGCGATTAACCCCGTAGTAAACCAACCCTTCACGATTCAAATGTGGGTTAGAATCAATAATGTAGGTTCACAGGGTTCACTCGTTAGTAAGGTTTTTGGGGCACCGTCTTATGATGGTTATGCATTCGGTTATAGAACAGATAATACATTACAGTTACACGAAAACGGTTCGTCACAAGTTAATTATTTCAATTCCGTTAGTGGAGTTGTAAGCAATGGATGGAGACTCTATACTGCGAATATTCAATTTGGAAATGGAGGCGGAAGAACAAATAAGATTTTTGTAAATGGTCGTGAGGTTGCGTCTGCAACAAGCAACGAAGGAAGTGTTCCTTCACCAACGCAAAATCTTACATTCCCAACAGGATTTTATGGTGAGGGTAAATGCGATATCGGTCAACTTTATTATTACAACACCGAGTTAACTGTCACGCAAATCATACAAAATTACGACGCATCAAAACCAAGATACATATAACTTATGTAATACTACAGTTAAATACATCATTATTCCATCGGTTTTCTCTTTAGTTTCAGAAAGATTGGATTTTCCGTATCTTCCTGAAATGTGACTTTACGTCCATTGTTCGACGGTGTACTATCTGATAATAATGTTCCTGGTATGTTGTGTGGGGTAGGTGTATCCAGATCGTTTGTGCTATATGCCATGAGTTGCGATGACGGTTGCGATGATTGAAGTGAATGTGATGGGTTCGCAGCCTTCATTCTCTCGGTGATTTCATCCAGATCGCGTTGTCTTGCCGCAATTCTCTCGGCAATGATCTTTTCCATATCATCGCTGTTATTTGCGAGTGGACTATCAGTATCATCACCACGCTTGTTATCGTTCGCGTCCATACCCTCCCCACGTTTCTTATCTCTCGAAACATCCGAAAAATCGATTTCTTTTGGGCGCGGAACCTCTAAGAATGCGCGCATCTCCGCCTCTTTCTCTCGCAATTTCGTTTCGATTTCTTGGCGCTTTCGGGAATGAAAATCCTCCGCATTATAAATCTCTTGGACGTGGGCATTCTGCGGCGGATGAGTGGTGTTTGATGCCATTGGAAAAATCGCATGGCCGGTGGCAGTGCCATAACCACCGGATTTACTCATACTCATTTCCTTCGCAAGTTTTGGAATGTTGATTACGAGAGATTTTATCGCAATCTTATTGAGTTCTTTCAATGAAAAAGAAGCCATACGAATACGCTCGATCTCCTGTTTGATCTGTTTTGCAGTTTCGAAGTCTTCGGATTTTACAGCAAGTAGTTTTCGTTCTTCTAATTTCTCTAGTCTCGCGACGGGAGTGTCCATTTCAAGGATCATCGCATGTATCTTTTTTGCAGCGTCATAATCTTCATCTGCGATAGCCTGTTGTTTTGCGCGATAAAGTTCTTTCAACTTCTCTGCGTGAATTGCGGGAATGTTTGTCGAGAGATTTTTGAGGATCTTTTCGAAAACGTGTTTTACTTCTTCGGGCGTTACGTTATTGGGAATTCCGTCGAATATCCCTTCTTCTGCTAATATTTCCCAGAGAAGCTTTTTGTTTTCTTGAGAGATGAGATATGACATCGAATGATATAAATTATATACACATACTTCAATGGGTTTATATAATTTATGGTATTTTTCTAAAACTCCACATTGGGTGTCGGGACCTTCTCATCCACATTGAAGAACTTGCGCCGGAATCGTTGCATGTATTTATCCGTGAGCTTCTTCTTCTTATCCAAGAAATCATGAACCGTCATTTTTCCAAGGAGCATGTGAATAATCATGAAAATACAATATACTCCGCATTCTGAGTCGTTTTTCTGATGATGGACATCATTAATGTATTCTTTGAATGGGATTCCGTTTGCCTCTCCTTGTTCACGCACTCGTTTCATCAACGCGCGAATTCGATTTTGCGGACGATCGCCAGTACTGTCAAAAAAGAAGATAACGCGCGCGCGTACATCAATAAACATGGATACCCAATGTTCACCCGGTTTATCATGTGGATCAGTATTAAACACAATACCAATTTTGGGTTTTCCATTTTTCACGTGCTTCATGATATCAAAATTACATAACTCGTCCCATACACATTCTCCGTCGTCCAACACTTCGTCAAAATCCACTGGCGATGGACCAATGAAGAGAAACGACGGCACTGCATGCTCATATTGTTTGAGTGCATTCGCAATATCGATACTTGATAACCACTCATGAATATCCTTCTTCCATTCTTTCGGCGCTTGCGGCGCAAATGTATAATGAAGCATCTCCTTATCCATACCGGATGAAGCAAAACTCTGGCGTAACCAACAGGCCTCCTGATGACATACACGGTTCATATTGTTTTTAAGAGCAGTCCATATTGCACGTGGATCCGTATCAACGATTTTATGGTCGGGGTGGCGTTTATTCCAAAGTGTTTTCAGTTTTTCGAGAGATTTCGATGAATAACATGAAAAGTCCTTGGTCTCATTGACGTTGGGATCAGTTTCATCTCTCGGCGCGCAACTTACCGATTTAAATTTATCTTTACGTTCTTCCTCAATGTTATCTTCACTTGTCATTTGTGGTGAGTTTCACAAATAATGAAATACTAAACTTATACTAATATGTCATAAAAAATTGAATGGTTTATATGATATTTGTTCTACTTTATCATCGTTCATCATTATTGTTGATATACGAAATGGTTCTTACTCGTTCTCGTGCTCGTGCTCGTGCTGACGCGAATAATAGTGGTTCTCATAGCAGCACTACTAGTAGCAAAAATGTAAAAATACTCACTTCTTCATTTCGCGAGGCGAGTGTGAAATCATACAAAATATATAATGGTAGTAACTTGAAATCTACACGTTCATCTTCTCCGAATAAAGAATTATTCGAAGCACATGTTGCCGAAGCAGCACAAGTGCTTACTGAAATGAAAACTACGAACAAATACTCTTGCATGAATCCGATGCACCCAGTCACGAAATATATGTACCGCATGCAGGTTTTCAACAGCAGTCGCACTCGTCATTACAATACTGCATTCATCGGTTACAATAACAAAACAAGAATGTATTATATTCATACCATCATTTCAAATTGTTATCCTGAGACAAATGATGACACTACTACCTTGACTAATGAATTACCGCTTCCAGTGAATACGCTTCAAACAAAGTATTCATCTTATACAATTGAGTCCATCGAAAACTACGTTATGACTATACTGGTCCCTTCGAGGGAATATGATTACTACATCCAAGATGATATCATTGGAATCCTCACCACCGACAATGAGTTCTGCAACGCCATTTTTGGAGAGGATTCATCATACTACGACGTTGAGGGGTTGTTGCATGATGAATCTTCAAATGAAACTATCAACGGGTTCAAGTCGTTTTTGCTCATTCCTTCACGGAATTACTGGTTTGATCCTTTTGCGGTAGAGACACGCTCTTCAGCATATTCTGGATTAATAATTTATTCGATTCTCAACATATTATGTCAGTCCCAATAAATGAGAATCGACTATGCTGATGAACGCTTATTAATTTCATTCTGATAATCACGGATTTTCGGTAGTCTTGCATTTATCTCTTCATCACTATTTCCAGGAATATGTTTCATGACGATAAAGTCATCCATTGTTTTTTTTCTTATACACATTTTATTTGCAAAGGACATAATTTGTCCAGTTATTATGCTTTCGGGCGCGGTCGCAGGTCCGGATTCAACTTTTGATTCATTCGGTTCATCTTTCATTTGCAATATTAATGGCGTTTCTATTATTTTACGTTGTAATTCTTGTCGTGCATTAGTTATATCTTCTCTCACTTCACTACGATTATCATTTCCTACCATTTCAGTAATATCGCACCATTTCAAATATTCAATACAACATTTCAAGTAACCTTCATGTTCACGGTTGACATCTTCATTTTCACACCGTTCATCAAATAAGTCACGCGTCATCGCCAAAATACGGGATTTATAATATGACTTTTCTTTGTTAAATGTTTCAATAACGCTATCGCTGGTGTTTGCAACTATCTTTTTGTATTTATCATATCGGTTACGATTTGACATTACTGAAAGCGTTAGTTGGTTCAATTCATTCCATTCGGAATCATGCATTCGACCTGACTCGGTGTTGACGTCGGTTGACTCTGCTGCTGATTCGGATATTGTTCCATTTGGCGTTTCTTGTTTGTTTTCAGCCATTTCACTGCACTATGATATGTAATAATAGAACAATAACTCGGCATATATTGTTCTATTTCAAGCATTGTTTTTATATTTTCTTGCGATTAGCGTCGCATGGTTAAATGTTCACGTGCATTGGATGAAGCAGTTGCGCGTGGTATATATTTTGGAAACTTATTCTGTTTCTCATTATTTTCTTGCTTTGTCTCAGACCTCCCAGAAAATCCTTCCTCAATATGAGATAAATGCACCTTTTGCTGCTTTTCTTTTTCTTTCTTTTTTAACTGCTCAACCGGAACATGTTTTGTTACTTGTTCAATAGTAGGTCCACCTTCTCCGGTGCAAAAACCGTCGTATGTACAATTGAGCGTTCGAAGTTGAAATCGTGTAGAGTTATCAAACGTAAGTTTGCCTAAATTATTGGGATTCGGGTTCATCGGTGCAAAGTTTGTTGCTCCATTATCAAACAAATATGGGTTCGGTTGTTCAACCTCTCGAGCATCGATTTCGACTTGATACAAGTTGCTTGCTGAACTCGGAACATAAACAGCACGATCGTTGCGCTGAAGTGCGAAGAACTGATTTCGAAGTGATGATTCAACATTCACGCGTTCTGCCCACCCACGCCAAGGCGCCTTTCCATTTCCGGGATTAAATACTGTCTCAGTGGTGAAATGCTGGTACGGTGGAATTTCTACAGTTGGCACTGGGCGTGACTCAACAATCGGCATCATTGCGTATTTGGATGAAAGAGGGCGAACATTATACGCCGGAGCAAGTGCAGTCGATGGAATATTCCGTGAAGAAATACGTTCATTGATTTCACCAAGTCGGTCATGATGATTTGTGTATGCACCATTTACAACACCATACATTTCCATATTTATTATCGCGGTACGTTTACTTACTTTATAATATGAAAATATAATATGAAAATATATTGTGTAGAACGAGTAAATAAATTGAAATATTTTTACTTGTATGTTTGGTATTCAGCGTTCTATCCGTTCTACAATGTTGTTCTCTGGTTTTGCTTCGAAATTGTCAAAATATCCTATCAACGGAACTACCGAGTTTGTTCGGCCAACCCGGTCATTCGACCACAAAGGAAACAAAAAGATAAGTTGGATATGTGGAGGTGTTCCGTCAATCGTCGTGAAGAATCAACCGGAATGCGTAACAATTAAACCATTCGATTCGGATGTTGAGTTCGAGATTCCTCGTGCGACGTTCAATGACACATTTGTTCCATGCGCGCGAGATGAGACCAGCGTCTACAGTGATGTATACCCTGGTGGAAAGGTCCCGTTCTCTGAATTCAATGTTCCCAAAATCAATCTCAAAAATTTACTTGACACGTTTAAAACAAACACGTCTCTCTGCACTATCATTGAAAAATGCAAACAAGACGCATACGTCTCAAAAGGAAACACAAAATGCATCAAAATCGGCGCTCTTCATCAACTCGAAGCAGATGCGGCGGCGGCTGCTGTGACTGGTGGTGCTTCTGTTGATGCTGGTGGTGGCAGCAGCGGAATCACCGGATCATTGCTCACGCGAACTGGTGACCCCTATTTCAACCGTCGTTCGCGCCACAGTCCTCCCGTTCCAAAATCAATGACGCGGGCTGAATACGAAGCTTGTCCATCATTTCCCCGCCCGATTGGAGTCAGGGAAGCCGACTTTGCATGGCCGACCGAACAAAATGAGATCTTGATTTCGCTCATCAAGCAAATCTTTGCTTGTGAAGGCGCACCTGAATTGCCGATAGAAATTCAACAACAATTGGGAATTGAAGTCGGGTCCATCGTCGCGAACAGTCACAAATGCTTATGGTGCGGTGAAACAGTAAGTGTTCAAGAACTCAATCAGTCCTACTGCGCAGAGGAACACAGCGTCAACTTCTGCCATCGTGAACCAGAGACGGGCACAAAAACCGGTAATGTTTACATCGGTCACTGCTCTTGTAACAGAGAGCAGGGTGGTCACTCCGAAGAAGAGCGAATCGAGCAAATTTTGCGACTTCTTCGCGCCAATCCTGCTCATCAAAAAAAATACGCTAGGCAGTTTCAAGAAGTTTTAACTACAAGTTAAACAAATATCTTACACATTTTCGGTTAAATTTACAGTCGCAAAGCAGTTAATGCGGTCAGTGCTTCGACCATTTTTTTTGTCAGCTCAACATCAACACGAGTATCCATGAGAATATCACCAATATCACTGTCACTTAATGACGCCATAATGCTTCCTGTTAAGTATGCGTTATGTTGAATAATGAAGTCTTTTTTGGTAATATTCGCGAATAATATATACAGTGCACTCATATTTTTCGGTCGGATTACAGATACACCATTGGTGGAAATATAATTTGGCGAATCATCAAGAATTACACAGTAAGACACATTTCCTTCTAATTTGCTTACTAAGATGTCGTACTTTTGAAGTGAATACTTGGCGCGTGATGGTAATTCCCATCCGTACATCTCTTTACTCCCATACAATGGTGTCGAAATTTCGCCAATGTCGATATACTTATATTTTTTGTTCTTCTCGATTTTTGTTGGTTTCAGAATAAGTTTTGCAAGTTCGGAAATTGGGACACAACCTGGAGATGACTTTAATTGTAATATCAGTGTTCGATAGTTGCGACTATAACGTTTAACGTCTAGGATCAGATTTTGTAAGGATGACGATAATACTGAATCGTATGCGTCGTGGATTGCTGTTGCTGGTGAATCGAAGGTATCTGCATGAACTAAATTTGATATTTGATGTTCGCAAGCAAACTTGGCAAGTTGATTCGCACAATCAGTCAGTTCATTTTCCATCACAGGTTGCCCATCTTTCATATAAAGTTCGCCCGTTTCACGAACAATCTTGTATTTGATTGGCGTGTCTGCTTTCGATAACTCGTACCCGATATGATTCAGTGCAGATATGAAAATAGGGTAGGCGTGACCTGCTGCGTCGTGATGGGATTTCTTCTGAATCACCAATATATAGGTGTTTACACCTGTCCCACTACGTTTGAATGATTGCTTTGGTAATTCAATTGACGCAATCACGCGATGTCTCAGGAGTAACCCGCGAAGGTCCATACACGGTTTCGTCGAATTTCCAACATACCCCGCAGGAACAATCGCAAACATGATACCATCCGGCTTTAATAGCTTGAGACCTAATTCTAAAAATAGAATACCGATTTCTTGTTTTTTTCTTCCAGCACCCAACTCGTAGTGCTGTAGGATGGAGTCATCTGTGACAACTGTGCTTGAACCAAACGGCGGGTTCATCGTTACATAATCAAATGTGCTCATGTCGGTTTGGGTATGTAGTAACGAATTCTTGCACCTGATGTGATAATTAGAATTCATATTCAACTCATAATTGAACCTGCAAAGTTCTAACGCGTGCTCGTCAATGTCCCATATATGAGTAGTTCCGCGGTAATGAACAAGTAGATCACCAGTTCCTCCTGCTGGATCTACAGCAGTTTTTCCGGCGATCATCATTTCAGTTATGAATTCTGAAATCGTTAGTGGTGTATAAAACTGGTCAAGTTTGTATCGCGTGAGCTTGCTTCCAAAAAGCATGAAGATTTCCTGTGATATCTCCTTGTTTGTGAAATCAATCTCGTTTATAGCGTCCATGATATCAGTGAACCGCGCATCGACGACGTTTGCGGATGTCGTTGTTGTTCCACCGCCAGAATGCTTTTTCCGTGTTTCAAATAATGAAGTCAAAATACCTATTCGATCTTCTTGCTTGATTCCCTTGTTGTGCAGAAGCTGGTTGATGTGATGAATGTGTTTGCTATTTGAAGTATCTACCATGATATGGATATATGTGTGTTAGGTATGTATCGGTGATTACTGTAACAAATACTGTATCTAGGCTATTTATATCAATTTTATTATAAAAAGTAATACAACGCCGTTGTACGAGTAAATGGTTTAAACAGTATGTCTTGATTAAATATAACTCTACAATTCGTGTCTCGGAAACATGTGCGGTATTTTCTATTTTCAAACAGTCGGACCGTTATCATTGACTCAACTTAGAACATTGCAAGGAAACTCGATTACAACGTCGCATCGTGGACCAGATAAATCGGTATTTGTAAAGGATATGACTCGCGCGTGGGGGTTTCATCGTTTATCTATAAATGGTATGGACCCTGCAGCAGACCAACCTTTCCATCTTAAAAACTGCCGGTTGATGTGTAATGGCGAAATCTACAACTATCGTAATTTGATTGAAGAGTTTTCACTACAAAGCGAATACATTAGTGGTTCTGATTGTGAGATTATTATTCATTTGTATCGTAAAATCGGTATAATCGAAACCATTCGTCGGTTAGATGGAGTCTTTGGGTTTGTGTTGCACGACTACGAAACTAGTGTCACGTATGTTGCAAGAGATCCGGTCGGTGTACGTGCACTTTATATTGGCGTTGTTCGACATGATGGAATATTTGGTAGCGAACATTCAGACCTTACATGCGTATCAATAAACCCTGACCATTATGGTTTTTGCGTTACAAGTGAACTGAAATCAATCCATAATATTTGCGAAACGATTATTCAATTTCCGGCTGGATGTTATATGGAATATAATGGGACCGGAACCTCCGATGAGGGTTCGGCAGTATTTCGAACCTACTATGATTACGCTTATATAAATTATAAATCTGGTAAGGATAGTATCAAAAAAACAAATGGGCTTTCAGTGTTTGAATCACAACTTAAAGAAATTCAGGTGAATTATTCCTACGATGTTATTGATATGTATGGAAAGGACGATACAGTATTTGAAGATGAAATATGCACGAACATCCGCACATTATTCACGAAGGCGGTTGTGAAACGTTTGATGAGCGAGCGACCGGTTGGATGCTTGTTATCCGGCGGACTTGATAGTTCACTTGTCACGGCAATTGTGTCGAGAGAATTAAAACGAACGTCACCAGATACTGTCTTGAATACGTATAGCATTGGACTTGACGGTTCGGTTGATTTGATGTGGGCAAGACGTGTCGCTGAACATTTGGGAACGTGTCATCATGAAGTATCACTTAGCGAGAATGACTTCTTGAATGCAATCTATGATACAATTTACCAGACAGAAAGTTACTGTACTACGACCATCCGCGCATCAGTAGGGAATTATCTTATAAGTAAATATATCCAACAACAAACCAACGATGTTGTCATTTATTGTGGGGATATGTCAGATGAGATCTTTGGTTCTTATCGTGGATTCATGAAAGCACCAAGTGATGCCGATTTTCACCGTGAAAATGAGCGAATGATTCGCGATGTGCGTTTTTTTGATTTACTGCGGTCCGATAAGAGCATCAGTGGCGCTGGTTTGGAGGCGCGCGTTCCGTTTGCCGATAAAGAGTTTCTTACCTATGTCATGCGTATTCCGCCTCGTTTCAAGCGTTTCACAGACGAAAAAATGGAAAAATACTTGCTTCGAAAAGCATTTCAAAATGAAGGGTTGTTGCCGGATAGTGTATTGTGGCGTAGAAAGGAGGCGTTTAGTGATGGTGTAAGTTCTGCAGATGGCGGGAAGACTTGGGTACAAATGATAAAAGAACATTCCGAATTTATGGTTTCTGATAATGAGTTCAATAATAAAAATAACTATATGTATTCAGTTCATAATCCTCCATATGACAAGGAGAGTTTTTATTATCGTCGAGTATTCGAATGCATTTATGAAGGACGCGGAGATACAATCCCGTATTATTGGCGGCATCCATTTTGCGAAGGAGTATTAGACCCTAGTGCACGTTTATTGTCATTTTATGTATCATCAGATATGCCTACGTAATCTATACTACATTTTTATTACAACAACTCTTATAAATTTTAATATGACAATAATGTAGATGATTTATATTGAAATGAATGTAATTATAGATACAATAGAAAACACTGTAGTTTCTTTTTTATATACAGTTCGTGAATGGTTGACCCCATTTTTCAATAAATATACATCATATTTGAAATACACTGACTATATTATATATGGAACATACACAATATTATTATTAGGATTTTACAATACTTTACCTGACTATATTCCTATACTACGAAATATTTTATTATATTTGGCTGTAACAATATTAATATTACGATTCAATACGATATCATGGAATAATCCAAAATTTGCAATACTTGGTGGAAGTAAATTTAGTGAAGTTGATAGACGTCTCATTATGAACATGTGTTTTTTCATTATAATTACTCATGTTGTATCTGAAAAAGTTATGCAGTATACAAAGCAACAAATTTCTTATAATATCACACGTCCAGTTAGGAAAGTTACTAGTAAGGTAGTAAACCCAATCCAGAAATACATTGGGTATGACGCTGATGTGAATGGTATGTAGGATTCAATGAAAAAAATTGAAATGTTTTTATCATTGAATAAAATAAGTATCGATAACGAAGTAGATATTGAATTACAATGTCAATTGGAGAAGAACATGCAAAAAATGCTGTACAGAAAGAATTAGATATACTTATGTCTATTCTTGAAGACAACCAAAATAAAATTTCAGAAGGTGAGTATTTGCGCGGAATGAATGCGCTTGGTTCAATGTATAAAAGCACACAAAAAATACTCACAAGACCGCGTATGTTCGGCAGAGTGCATTTCGATATGAACTCTTGGACGACGCTTGATGAAATCATGGAAGACGACGAAGAACTTTACGATGAGATCATGGAAGTCGCAGATGACATCGTGGTCGAGCTTTGTGGTGATGAGTCCAGTATCTACACGAATGACGAAACCAATCTGGTTCATCGCGGCGAAGAACAAGAAATATTTCAGTTGCTCGTGAATTACAAACCAGAGCCAGGAAATGCCGGTTACGAAACGAGTCCGATGGTGCTTCATCACGCGATTCAAGTCATCATGCAACGCTTGTTCAACGACACATACCATGAACTGGAAGTGGTGCGCCCGGTGAGTTGTCAGTGCGGCTGGAGAGGCGTCCAAGGAAATTGGGATCGGCATGTTTCCAATGCGCGCCATCAAAGATGGGTCAATATGTCACGTCAACGAACTTTTGAGAATTCATTGGCTAGTGTTCGAGAGAATATCATCGCACGTCGCGAAGAAGGTATTGTTTACATTCATGAAATACATGAAACACCTGAAGTGAAGATTGCGATAGAAGAAGTCGTGGCTGCTGCTGAAGCTGCCGGTGAACGCGTCATCTTTATCGACGCGTCAGGTCAACTGTCTTGGTTTGCTTGAATCTATATTATGCTTATGTTTATCGCTTTCGCATTGTTGTATTCTTCATATTCTTCACTGCAGTATTCTTATCAACATAAAAAATGTGTCCGTTGTGGTTAGAGTTCGCATTCCGCGTGCTTATTATATTTTTTTTCGATGTTTTTCGGATTTTATTTTTGGATGATGACGATATGCGAAGCGACTGTGAATTTTGTGGAGGGCCTTCTTTAAAAAACTGCTGTAGATGATAAAGAATATACTTACTAATAATTTCGTCAATCTCGCGAGGATTCACTTTTTGATGAGCAGTCTTTTCATCATACTGTGATATTTCTACATAACGCATAAGAACATTGTATAATTCAATCGATATAATCTGTTTTTTAGCAGTATCAGATGTTCCAGTTATAACAGATGGAATATTAAATTTATCAAACACATCACGGTATAATGCACTGTTCAAAAATCGAACAACAAATATTTCAAACGGTATAAATGAATGATATGGTTGTAATTTAATATAATACACACGTTCATCAATCATTTTAGGATGTTGTAGGTCGTCCAAGAAACATATTTCAATCTCTGATGGAAGACGCGAACATCGTATCAATTCTTTCACTGTTTTTTCACTTGTTGTTCGTTCAGGATATCCAGTTGTGCGTGTTATACGTTCTTTTTTATTTGGATTGAACCCACCTATGGTATGATCAAACAATGGTGGAATGATTGCAAGACCGTTCTCATATTTTGCGCCACTGTTAGTAAGTTGCACCGAATCACGTAATTTACTCTCGAAGTATTGACGAATATGTGCTACCCATTTTTCCGGGCCCATATTGTTTGTGTATATCATTACTTTACTACAAACACCAGAATTCTTCTTCTTGCGTATATACTCTAATATACGTACCATATTCGGTCGTATAATCTCTGGATATAAATCAACTAAATCATTGAAGTATTTGTAGATAATACCAGGTCGATTGAAATAATTTTCTAATGCATTACCAAATAAAGAGAATTGAATAAAATTGCCAAGCGTTTCATCTACATCAAAGACAACTACTTTATGTCTCATTATTTATGTAACTATATTATAATACTATAATAATAGATACGAATGAAAGAATCGTTCACATATACGGACAATGATATTGATGAGGATATGAAACTAACAAACAGCGACTATAAACAAATTCTTCATCACTATCAACATGACAATATCAAATTAATAAATGACAAGTCAGTTAAAAATCTAGCGCATCGAATTCTTGCTCAAAAACTGTGTAGGTGTATTAAATCAAGCAAGTCGAACCGAAATCTAGATGAAAGTCGACGTATCGCATATTGCACTCGTTCTATTTTCAACTCGAAAGGACTGCGTTCTCACGGTTTTCGATGCAAAACCAAAACCGGCAAGTTACGTCCAAAAATTACACGCGACGTGACCAAGATGACACGGCGCTTGAAAATAGACAAATAATATTTTTTTACTCATCATTCTCAACATATTCTACTGCACGTAATATTAAGAGTTCTTCTTGACTCAAACGTTGAAATACCACGTTCAATTCGAACTTGATATTGAATACGAATCTCTTTATATTTCGAATCGTCACAACATGCACGCCTTCTTCTTGATTTTCACGAACGCGGAATAATGTTCCACCTAATGTTATGTATGGACGTGTTTCGAGAGAACGAAGCGGTATCCATCGAATCAGTTGATTATGTTTGAGTTCATATGGGTTTTCAATCACTCGATACATACTCAATTTACGCTCAAACTCCTCCATTTTTTCCATTGTCAAATTTAACGACGAGAGAATCTCGTGTCTGCGCGCAGTTATCTTTTTCATCGTCATATTCGCTATCGTGTTATTCTCTGTCTTATTCATCGCAGATAATATCGCATTGACATCAAGCGGAAATGTAGGTTCATCAATAACCGATTGCAGCAGATCCTCATCCGAATCAACTGCATAATCGGAGTCTTTCACTGTTGGATGTATACGGTGATTTGTTGCAAGAGGTGAATTATCTGATTCAATATCACTTTCACTACTATCGTTAATATCTTCGTTTGTTAAAGTCGTTTCACTTTCGTTACTATCACTTTCGTTACTATCACTTTCGTATTCGTCCTGATTCTTCTGTAATAATGCGCTAATATTCAATTCTTCGTCGTTATCGTACATGCTTTTTTTATTAGACCTCGAACGTGAACGTGAACGTGAACGAGACCGACTACCGCGTCCAATACATGGCCGCATATACTCCAAATCAACAATTACTGTTTTTTTCATAATGACAGTATATAGATATAGTATAATCTGTTTATTATACATATGAACGCAATTATGCAAGATAATACATCAACAATAATGAATCTTACTCCAAAATTATCTACTTCGATGAGGCCAATGATTGGAGCACACATCGCTCGTAATACGCAACCACCAACCCAATATCTAGGTAAAGGACGTGGTTATTCAACGTATTACCCTATGATATTTTAATCCTGTATAAATGAGACTGACCTATCTGTTTTTTAATGATTTTAGGCAACTCCTTACTGAAAATTAAAGCAAATATAGCATTATCTTATAGTTTTTTGAAAAGTCAGTGTGGCGGGATGATGCACGTGATCGGCAGAAAAATGGCAAAAACTTATATTTTCAAAATCACCTTACCACAATCCCGCAGTTTTTAAATCATATTTTACGATTTTTGTAAAATATGCTCTCGTCAGGTTAAATGTGCAAAAAACGTGTTTTAAAAGTAAAATGGGCAAACCCGGATTTGGACATTTTTGAAAAAAGACCATTTTACCCCAATTCAATTTAGCGGGATATATAGTCGTCGAGGTTTTGGTGATGTGACTGATTATCGTGTAAATGTTGCCATTATCTCTAAAGTGTCAAAATGCACTTTGCTACAAATTAATACAAAATTGGGGTAAAATCAAACAAAATCAAACAAAAAATGTGACGATAATGTTCGATTTTTCATGTGATAATGGCAACATTTAGACCAACTGATGGTGCGATTGTTGCCTTACCCCTGGGGTAAAATGAATTACCGGTCACAAATACGTAAAAATGTATTAGAGATAAAATATAGACTGTATATAAAGCGAATATAGACAGACAATCCACAAAAATATACACAAAAATTGGGGTAAAATTGCTACAAATTGGGGTAAAATTGCTACAAATTGGGGTAAAATTGCTACAAATTGGGGTAAAATTGCTACAAATTGGGGTAAAATTGCTACAAATTGGGGTAAAATAATACAAGACTGAAAGTACAAAAAATGCCGAGAAAGTATGTTGATTACTCGAAAACATATGTCTATTTATTAACTTGTAAAAATCCATCGATTTCAGACAGATATATTTCTTACACAACCAACTTAACACAACGAAAGTATAAACATAAGCGAGAGACTTTGGATCTTTCTATACAAACCAAATTATATCATTGCATTCGGAAGAATGGCGGTTGGACAAATTGGAAGTGTACCATTCTGGAGGAATGCGATTGTAACAATGAATTTCAGGCGAAGGAACGCGCAAATTTCCATATTTTGAAAATGAAACCAAATTTGAACGATGAAAAAATGGCTGAAAAGTCAATTTCCGAAATTCCAACCATTCCTGATTTTAAACCAAATATTTTTGGCGATAAAGTGGCCGTAGTGGTTGCGCCACTTAGTTTTGAACCGGAGATTTTTGGCGGTGAAGCAAATGAAACAAATTCTGCGAACACGCCAGCTACGAATGATGGAAAATACATATGTTTTTGTAAAAAGTCGTATTCACACCGTTCTAGTTATTATAAACACACGTCTACGTGTCTGCAATATCAGCATAACCAATCTATGAATAAACTGGTAAACGCAAACCATCATCATTCAACCGATTCTGTCGTATCTGTATCTATCATTTCAACTACTACAACGACGACAACTACAAGAACTACGACTACGTCGTCATCTGCTAGCAAGTTAGAGATTGAACAACCTGAATCCCGAGAGAATGACGACGAAGTAAATACCGATGATGACAATCGAATCGTACGTTATCGTTTCAAATCTAAAAAAAAGGCGGAAGAAACGAATTGTGGAAGTTCTGGCATTTTTCATTATTCAAGCGCTCCAGAAGTTTCAACAATCCCTGTTCGAGAGATTGGCGTACATGTATCGGAAAAATATAAAGATAGTAGTGATATTGATGACACTACGTCAATAGTTGATGATGGTTCTTCACTCGCTTCATCGTCTTCGTCGTCCACTTCTCTCGATGATGTTGATAATGCATCATCGGTTACTGGTGTATCAGATGCTGCATCATCTGCCGTATCTGAACTTCTAACAGAACAGAACGAGAAACTCAAGGATTATATTCGGAAAATGATTTCGGCACTTACTACCAGCAAGAAACGAAACAAAAAGTCTCTCATTAATTCTCTCGTATTCGAGTTATTAGACCAGAATAAAACCTTGCAAAAGCAGATTGTCGAACTTAGCAAAGAACGCAATATTATCGTCAATAATACGAATAACAACCAATTTAATTTGAACTTTTTCTTGAATGAACAGTGTAAAGACGCGGTGAATCTCTCGGATTTCGTCAATTCTCTCGAAATCACAATGGATGATTTAACATACACGCGCAATCAAGGATTAGTTGAAGGCATTAGTAAAGTCATGATTGATGGTTTGAAGCAAATGGACTTGTATAAACGCCCGATACATTGTACCGATCAGAAACGCGATACGATTTATGTCCGCGATAACCACCAGTGGGCGAAAGATGAAGGAAATGCGCGAATGCGTCAGGCGTTCGTAGATATTGCAAACAAGGAATATTTTGCCATAAAGAAATGGATGGATTTACATCCTGGATGGGAGACGAATAGTAGGTTGCAAGATTTCCACCATAAGATGATGAAGAATGTTCTTCATGAAATCAAAGATGATCCAGTTGGAGAACGTAAGATTATGAAAAGCATTGAACGAGAGATTTTCATTGAGAAGTAATACCAGTGTGTGTCCGAAAATATTATCAAGTTATAATATAAACGAATGAAAACTACACGAAATCGAAAAGTGAAACGTGGTAAAACACGAAGAACTTGTAAGAAAACGCGAACGGTATATCGGGGGGGATTAAAGTGGTGGCCGTGGCCCTTCAGAGATAGAAGAGTTGTTCCGGAACAAAGTAATAATCAACAAGTAGAAAATGTATCATTGACTGAGACACAAGTAGAATATTTCTTAACGAGTAATAATTACAATAAAACGCTTGAGGTTTTTTCTTTAGAAAGAAATAAATCGAACGGCAAACAAATATACGTGTGTTTTACCCCATGTAATGAACAACCACAAACAAAGGACGTGGTCCAATCGTCGGCACAACCTTCGACGGTTGCAAATGTTGTATCGAGTATTACCCCCAATAAAGAGAACAAAACCAAAAATGGTTGGTATATAGAGAACGGCGCACCGGACCGGGATATTCCTAATCCTTTACTTTTAAAGAATGATAACTTAAAAGATGAAGATGATGGTGTTGGATATATAAGTAACTATTCTAATCATCTCTATTCTAGTTATGTGCGTGTAATACACCAGTTACCGAATCCCTTATATACATATTCTACTTCTATTGACGGTAAAAGTCATAAATTCTTATTAAAGTCTATTAATCATACTCGGTTGGCATGGGTTGAAGATGGTAATCCACAACAAAAAATAGGATATGATACAATAAATTCATTAACTATTACTTACAACAGAAGTATATATCAACTTACGGTAGAAAAAGGTATATAAACACTATTTATCTATACTCATATGTTCTATTTCGTATGAGTATAGATTGTCAGACTATACAACAATCAATGTGCCGAGACATAAGATGCAAACTCTAAAACTTTGACCCGATGACTTCATTCGCAGCCATCGGTTCAAATGACATCATTCCACCGGGCATACCAGCGCCGACATTCTGCGCATATGTGCTATTGAAGTGTTGTGTTTGTTGAGACGCTTGTGACAGTCCATAATCTGCTGTACCAGTATTACGATTGGATGTTAAAACCGGATTGGGAGGGGCCATTCCACCACCGACCATTCCACCGGGAACGCCGCCAGCGTAAGGTTGCGACAATGGTTGCGTGATGCGAACTGCGCCGCCGCCACTTGCTCCATGTGCACCTTTGGTAGCAACGCCTCCAGCAGCAGCATTATAACTCGTTTCTCCTCCAACAAGCTCGATGACACGTTCAACGAGAATCTGGACCTTCTCGCCCAATTTCGTCTTAATACTCAAGAGAATCATCAATATTCCTAAAATGGTAGTCGTGAAGTTGAACTCACTGTATCTGTATCCGGAATAGGTCGGAATATAGGTAATCACGCGATGGATAAAGTAAATAAAAACGAACATAAAGAGAATTTGACCAATGATTTCAACTAAAATCATAAGAGTTGCCTTATGATCATCCGGTTCAGGGACGTATGTACGAACCAAATACAACATAATCAATATTGGAACAAAACCAATGATTGTGTATTGGACAATATTTAAGAGAACTCCTTGTTGCTGTTCGTCTAAACGAAAGACATGGTCAACAAATGAACTGCCTCGCTTTGAACCTTCTTTGACTGTTTCTTCAAATGCCTCCATTATTGAGTATATATAATGAGAATAATATTATTTATCCTATAATCGTATTAAACACATTCAACCTTTATAGGTTATAAACATGATTCGTAACTTTGCTCGTATCAATAGTATTCCGCATTACCGGGTTGAATTTTCGAGTGATGATAAAGATACAACATCCAAAACAGATTCAAATCCGAATGTTACAAATACTACAGAACCTACCTCCCAAATACCAGTTATTTCACAAGTATCGAATACCCCAACAATTATTCCGGCATTGACTGCACCAACTCTACTGCCAGCATTAGTTCCAATGCCTACATCCACATCGTTTATCAATCCTCATGAGGAATATCAATACCTAAATCTAATTCATGAAATTATGCAACAAAATCAGAAACACACGAGTCGAAATGGTGACACAATATCTGTTTTTGGTGCGGCCATGGTTTTCTCATTAGAACAAGGAGTCATACCAATTCTCACTACAAAACAGATGGCGTGGAAGACGTGTCTTAAAGAATTGCTTTGGTTCATTCAAGGGCAAACAGATAACCAACTACTTCAAAGTGTCGGTGTTCATATATGGGACGGTAATGCATCACGAGATTTTCTTGACTCACGTGGACTACGGCAAAATGCCGAAGGTGATCTTGGACCGATTTATGGTCATCAGTGGCGCCATTTTAACGCGAAATATCATAACCACGAGACCGATTATACGGGTCAAGGTGTGGATCAATTGGATTATATTATTAAATGTTTGAAAGACCCGATTGAGAGATTTTCGCGCAGGTTAGTCATGTCAGCATGGAATCCATGTCAACTTGACGAGATGGCTCTTCCACCATGTCATGTATTGTGTCAATTCAACGTCGACAACCAGAATCGACTTTCATGCGCATTATACCAGCGAAGCGGAGACGTAGGTTTAGGCGTTCCTTTCAATATTGCATCCTATAGCTTCTTGACACATCTTCTCGCCAAACACTGTGGTCTAGTTCCTCATGAAT